GGTGGCGCGTCGCACCGTGAAGACCTGAAGCTTTTGCCTCAGTCGCCTGAATTGACTATTGCCGGGGTGCGCTTCGATGATTCGGAGTGGAAAAAAATCCTCGGCGGCATTAAAGCCCAGAAAATTAAACCGGCCATGCGGCTCGCGGAATACATGCGGTTGTATGACGGACACAAGGCCTCGCTTGCCCCTTTAGTCGATACAGCGTTCAACCGCTGCAAGTCCAATCTGAAGATGCTTGAGGCTGGGGCCAAGGGACTGGCGTTTATCGCCTCCAAGGTCCGACCCTATTTCAATGAGGTGGACTGCGATCACGTTCTCTACGCTGAGAGCGCGCATGAGTTTTCCCGAAAGATGAAGGCGCTGGCCGCTGAAAAAAACCAGATGGAAGACTATCAGTGCTCGCTGGCCGAGCATGTACGCCTTAATTATCACCTGACGGATGCGAATGAACTACGCCGCCAGCTATTCGAATCATTTTCTTGAAGGCTCCCGCGCAGATGGGTAGCCATCCCCCATTTAGCGCCGAGTGGTTAACCCTCAAATCTCCTGTAGCACTTTATTCCGGCGCTAATCCTCACGACTACAAAACACAGCCAACTAAAAGTTGGAGGTGGAGATTATGAAGATGAACCAACAGAACGACGGAGCTTGGACACATTTTTGGGCCACTATTACGGCGCTTGCCAGTGCGGCGGGCCTCACTACTGAACAATGGGTTTACGTATTCTGCGCAATTCTCGGCGCGATATTGTCGTTTAGCTCCTACCTGAATAATAAACGCGCCCTGAAAGAGCGTCAGATTCAGGACGAGAAGCGCACAGAAGTCCTTCAGGCGTATCTGGCAGGAAAAAAGGCCAGCGCTGAAGCCGATCCGGCTACTGTAGCCAGCAACGTGAGTAACGTAATTGGTGAGATGGAAGAGGCTGATTCCTAATGGCTATGTCACCGGCACTGCGAAATAAAATCCTTAAGTTGGGCGGAACAACCGCGTTAACAATAGCGATTGCTCTGCTCGGTGGCCCGGACGGCGCAGAAGGTCAGCGCAGCACGCCCTACCGTGACCAAGGCGGCGTATGGACCGTATGCAGCGGCATAACCGGCGCAGACGTGATACCCGGACACCACTACTCTGACAAAGAGTGTAATGCGCTTCTTGTAAAACACCTGATCCCGGTTAAAAAAGCCGTGGACGCCGCCGTGAAGGTGCCGATCGACGAATACACCCGTGCGGCGCTTTACTCCTTCGCCTACAACGTCGGGGTTGGGGCTTTCCGTCGTTCTGCTTTGCTGCGTCATCTCAACGCCGGTAACACGATTGAAGCCTGTAACGATCTGCGCCAGTGGGTGTACGTGAACAAGCAGCGTAATCGCGGGCTAATCAACCGGCGCGAGATTGACAGGCAAGTCTGCCTAATGGGGCAATCATGAATCGTCATGAGGTAGCCGCGATGCTTTTCTTCTTTCCCTTCGTGATGGCGCTATTTGGCAAAGAAGGGTGGGGTTGGTGCTTGTTCATTGGGGTGCTGCTCTCATGATCAACAAAATCGCCGTGATAACCACTGTGCTTATTCTGGCCTGCATTAGCTTGCTGATGTTCATCGCTTTCCACTACTACGGTAAGACGGTGAGCCAGCAAGCCGAAATATCCGCAGCCAATCAGGCAAAGAATCAGGCTGAATTCATCACCCAATCTCAGGCGCTCTCAGTGGGCATCTTTAACACGATTGCAGGGGCAACACTGGATGAGCAAAAAACTAATGTCACCGCCAGCCAGGATCGGCAGGTCATCATTAAAACGGTCCTGCAAACTCAGTCCTGCGCTGTGGCCCCTATCCCTGATGCTGCTACTGAGCAGCTGCTCGACCACTACAACGCAGTTCGTCAAGGTACCCGTAACGCCAATCCCGGCCAGTCTGTTGGCGCAGTGCCAGCCGTCCGCGCCGCCCGCTAATCCTCTGACCTACGGTGCTTCTGTGCTGTGGAATGAGCTGCTGTTGACCGATCTGCAAAACTGCAATGCCCAGATTACCGGCATTAAGAAAATCGAAGAGGTCCAACAGAAATGATCCGGAATTTTTTTGCATGGCTGAAAAGCCTCTACTCCAAACCTGCTGTACCGGCTGACCAAGAAACCAAGGAAACCGAAATGACCGATCAAGTAATTGATACCACTACCGCCCAGACTACAACCGCTCAGGGCGATGCTGCTGCCGCAAACTCAGCAACCCAGACCGCTACTACTAATGCCGCAACAACCTCTACAGCTACAGCCGCTGATGCTTCTACTGCTAGCGCAGATGCGTCCGTTGCTGCTGTCGTGACCACCTCTCCACTGGAAGAGGCCAAGGCCAAATTCAATGCGTTTGTTGCCTTCGTAGAGCACGGCATTGAGGTGCTGGGGAAAGAGGTTGAGGCCGAACTGGTCGCGCTGCAAGATAAGTATCTTTAACTGTTTGCATATCATTCACCCAAGAGTATTAAATTAATGCTCATATGAAACTAATATTCACGGGGTGAAAGATGAAATGGATTAAAGTTGGGGATGCTACAAAACCACCACTCGGTAAGCTAGTGATCGTCTTTACAGACAAGGGTGTTGGGGTATCAAGGTACAGGGGAGACGATGATTTTGAGTTTCTTCTATTAACTCACACCCTGACCCAGTTTAACCGATTTGATGTAACCCATTGGATGCCAATGCCTCATCAGCCAATAGATGAAAATTAGAAGAAGTTGAATCTACCGCCTCCGGGCGGTTTTTTTTCGTCTCAATAACAGGAAACTGAAATGACCGTAACTGTATCGCAAGACGAGCTGAAAGATGCTCTGCAAACTGCCGACGTCACCGCACTGATCGTGACCAAAATTAAAGACGCCAAAACCGAAGGTCTCGACACCGTAGTTGAGGCCCAGTTGGCCGCGCTGTTCCCAAACGCTTCAACCGTCGTGACAGACGCAAGCACAACCGCCGCAGCTGCAACCGACGTTGCAGCAGAAGCTGACCAGGCTGTCTCCGGCGATGCGACTGCTGTCGATGAAACCGCAGTGGCCACCTAATCCTAATTTTTAAGTTTAGGAATGAGCCTCGCATAAGCGGGGCTTTTTTTTGCCCGTAGTACAGCGCCCGCAGCGCTTCACCCAAGCCCTGTTTGATATAGAGCCTGAGAGGTCCAGTAGCTGCTGGCGAGCTTCTTGGGGCTGAATCTCTGTGCGGCAGGCTCTATTTCAAAAAGGAAAACGCAATGACTGAGCCAATAGTTATTCCTGCTTTCGCTGGCGTTAACAAATATGAATCAGAGAGGCTCTAAATGGCTAATGAGAAAAAATCTGACGTGACCTTCGAATCACTCCCTGAGTGGATGCAGGAGAGGCTTGTAGCGACTTTGGACGACCAAATCAAATCGGGCGACATCAGAGAGGTAGAGGATGTCGCCGCGCTTAAAGAGTTGTATTTTAAGCTGCTCCAGAACGATTAAGTTATGAGAGAAGAATTCCAACGACCATTACCGCCGTTAGACCCCTCCGGGGCTTTTCGTTTTTACGCCCGCGTGTTCCCCGCTAATGAGGTCCTCGAGTGGGTTAATGCCCAAATCATCGACCCAAGCGGCACGATGTATAACCCTGACCACACGCACCTGATAGACGCCGACATTAAATTCATGTGGGCCACTGAGGCTTTCACGAAGAAGGGGCGCACCGTACTCGGCCAAGCCGAAGAGGTGATGATGCGTGCGGGCGGATGGCAGAAGGCACGGATGGTACAGCAGATGCATGAATGGTTTGGCTCCGTGCCGAGCTACATCATCACACTGGCCGCTGACTACTGCTCTCAGTGTACTGATCTGGAATTCTGCGCGCTGGTCGAGCATGAGCTTTACCACATCTCCCAGAAGATGGACGAGTTTGGCGCGCCGAAGTTCAACAAAGAGGGCTTGCCGCTTCTGTGCATGCGCGGCCATGATGTCGAGGAATTTGTCGGCGTAGTGAGGCGTTACGGCGCGAGCAAAGACGTGCAAGAGCTTATTGACGCGGCGGATCATAAACCGGAGGTGGCGAAGATCGACATAGCGAGAGCGTGCGGGACGTGCCTCATGAGGCTGGCTTGAATTAATAGACTGCATAAGACGGATGGTGCTAAATGGCGTCACTGAAACCAGAAGTGAAAGCCTTCATCGTTCAAATGCTTGCGTGCTTCGATCAGCCTTCGGCGGTGGTCGAGTCTGTCCAAAAAGAATATGGCTTGCAGATCACCCGGCAACAGGCCGAATCTCACGACCCGACGAAGGCGAGCGGTAAGACGCTGGCTAAAAAGTGGGTCGAGCTTTTCAACGCCACGCGTGAGCGTTTCCTCAATGAGATTTCCGATATCCCGATCGCCAATAAGGCCTACCGGCTGCGTGCGCTGAATCGGATGGCTATCCGCACTGAGGAAATGAAAAACTTTGGTATGACCGCCCAGCTTATTGAGCAGGCGGCCAAAGAGGCTGGCGACGCGTATACCAACCGGCAGAAGATTGAGCATACAGGGAAGGATGGCGGCCCGATCGAATCAACAACGCTGACGAAAGAAGAATACAGGCAAGCTCGACAGGAGATGTTGGAGGATGACGACTGTTGAGCAGAGGAATTACGCGCGAAGCATAGAATGCGAGGAGGACGGGCTTTACTTCTCCCGCTACTTCTTCAAGCAGCGTACCGGCGGCAAGATGATTGTCGCGCCACACCACGAGGTGATTCAGCAGACCCTCGACCGGGTGATTTCTGGTGAGATAAACCGGCTGATCATCAACGTTCCGCCTGGCTATACAAAAACAGAGCTGGCGACCATCAACATGATGGGACGCGGCCTGGCGTTGAACAATCGCGCCCGCTTCATGCACCTGTCCTATTCGCACAACCTGGCGCTGCTTAACTCCTCGACTGCGCGAGGCGTAATTAAGTCCCGTGCTTATCAGAGCATGTGGCCTATGGAGCTGCGCGATGATGCGGACAGTAAGGCGATGTGGTGGAACCAGTTCGGCGGCGGCGTCTATGCGTCGTCGGCAGCCGGGCAGGTAACGGGCTTTCGTGCCGGGCATATGGAGCCAGGCTGGCAAGGCGCACTGATCATCGATGACCCAGTTAAGCCGGATGATGCTTACTCGGAGACGGTACGTGATGGCGTAAACAACCGCTTTAACGAAACGATCAAATCGCGCCTGGCTATTGAAACCACGCCGATGATCGTCATCATGCAACGTATCCATTACCACGACCTCAGCGGCTATCTTCTGCGCGGGGGAAGCGGTGAAATGTGGCATCACCTGAATTTGCCGGTGATCATCGATAACCATAAGAGCTACGCCGACCTCTACCCGGACAACACTCACGCTATTCCTATCGATCACGGCCTGCCTGATGGCTGGCTGTGGCCGTTTAAGCACAACGAGTCTCACCGTGTAGCTCTGTTCTCTCACCGGCGTACAGCCGAAGCCCAGTATATGCAGAACCCACGGCGCTTTAACGCCGAGGGCGCCCTATGGACTGAGGACATGGTTAACGCTGCGCACCAGATGTCTATCCTCCTGGATAAGTCGAGA